CCAAGACCCATATCATCCGCTAAAATAAATTTATCGTTCGCTAATAATTTTTCAATTGCAATCTTTTGATGGTCCATCGGGGGTCTTGAATTGTATTTGGTATAATCAATTACCCTATCTAATTTTTTTTCTTCTTGAACAACCGCCGCCTTTGGTAACCACATTGCACTTAATTGGTCAATTTCTAAAACCTTACCCCATATATGAAACGCCTTATCTGATTCACATAATAATTTTTCACACCAAATCTTGGTGGGGGGAGTTGTTAGTAACCTATCTTCCATTATCTTTTCACCAAAAGTACTAACAATGTTAATATGTTTTCTGGCAATTTTTGGAGTTACCTCATGATATTTCTGTACATACTCAGATTGGGGTCTTGTTAATTTAAAATTCTTAACATCTTTAAATTTTCTTTTCCAATCTAATAATTGATTGTTAGAACCTTCATATGTTGAAAGTATATTTCTAGCCTCAATTTCGGGAATCTTTGTTTCCATATTAAAATATAAATAATTAGAACGTAAGATTAAACTATTTATTAGAATATGAACAATAAATTACCAATTACCAGATTGTCCAAATTCTTCTCTCAAGACGACTTTGATATTAATATACAAATGGGTAAGGAATATCTTCATGGAGATTTAAACATGAAATTAGTTCTTTATCGTGTTGATAGGAGTAAAACAGACAATGATGCGGTTTATGCTGAAGCGGGTGCGGACGAGATAAAGTACTTACCTCCTGTTGAGATTAATGCGTTGGTTAAAATAGAAGAACCAAAGAATGTTACATATAAAAGTGGTATGGTTAGATATAATGAACCGGGAAATTTAACATTATCGGTTTACATAACACATTTGGAGGAATTGAATGTGGATATTAAGTATGGTGATTATATTGGTTATCCAGATTCAGAGGAGAAATTGAGGTTTTACACCGTTTCTAATGATGGTAAAGTAACCTCAGACAATAAACACAAAATGTTTGGATTCAAACCACATTATAGAACTATAGTTTGCGTACCAACACAACAAAACGAATTTAGAGGAGTATAACATGGGAATACCTAAAAGAAAAAACAATATTGATGTTTATGGTGGTGCGAAAGAATCGTTCCAAGGTGAACGAGTTATGGAGAGAAGACAGGAACTATTAGATAGAATTACCAAGTCAGATTCCTATTTACCTGATTCTATACTTCATGACGATTTGGATGGTGGGATGTTAGATTTTATAAAAACAAATTTTGTTGTTGTATCCGATGGGGAACAAATCCCAATCATACCAAAAATACTTACTATACAAAGATGGGGTGAATTTGCAAACAATTGGGAGTTTTCTGATGATGATGGTAATGTTAAAGTTCCATTTATTGCAATTATTAGAAAACCTGACGTTCAGCCAGGTACAAATCCTGTAACACAAAGAACAATACCTGATAGAAGAACATTCCATTATGCATCTGTCCCAACATGGAATGGAACACAAATTGGTGCGGATATCTATAAAATGCCACAACCGGTTGCAGTGGACATAACTTTTGAGGTTACAATAGTGTGTCATAAATTTAGAGATTTAAATAAATTCAATAAAATTGTTTTACAAAAATTCTCTTCAAGACAGGCTTATACATCCGTAAAAGGACATTATATACCAATAGTTTTAGAGGGTATTGAAGATAATAGTCCTATCGATACGGTTGATGGTCGTAGATTCTATATTCAAAATTATAAATTTGTAATGTTGGGTATTTTAATAGATAGTGAAGAATTTGAGGTTAAACCAGCAATTAGTAGATTTTTTCTATTAAATGAATTTATAGACCAAAAACAGGGTAGTAAAAAATTTATTAATAAATTAATTGATGTTACGGTGGCTACTTTTCCGGCGGATGGAATTCAAACACAATTTAGTGTTGGTGAGAGTATAGGTACATTGTTCAACACATCTGTAAATGGTCTTGTTCAAGAAAGAGATACTGATTATTTTCATATTGCATACACATCAAAAATTACATTTTCTGAACCACCACCTGAAGGTAGTTCAATAGCAATAACATATTATAAAGGTAGAAATAGTACAATTATTGACACCTACGGTACTATATTACAAGTTGCAACGGAATATTTTACATATAATGGTACAACATTGGAACTTACATTAAATAATAGTATCAATAGTATTGTGACCGTAGATATAAATGGTCTACTACAAGAGGAAGGTTCGGGGTTCAATATTACAAGTAATCAAAGGATTACGTTAGGGGGAGCACCTGTGGTGGGATCAAGAATAGGGGTTACGTATCTTTATTAGTCATCACCATACATGTCCTTCTTTTTGGGTTTACAAAGTTCCTCAATATATTTTTCTAAAACTTTATAAATTTTTAATCCGTTCTTTTCACAATGGATTTTTAACATCTCGTGGTGTTTTTCACTGATTTTTACATTTTTCTGTTTGTTTTCCATAATGAAAGATAGTTTTAGATATAAAAAGATAATTTACTATCTTTTTAATGAAAAGTACGGAAATCTTTGGTAAAAACAAAGATATTTATAGAATAACTAATAAAAATAATTAACCAAACAACAATCGATGGCAAATTCAAACAGAGTATTCGTTTCTCCAGGTGTCTACACATCTGAGAAGGATCTAACATTCGTGGCTCAAAGTGTCGGAGTAACAACATTGGGATTAGTAGGTGAAACCTTAAAGGGTCCAGCTTTCGAACCAATTTTAATAGGAGACTTCGACGAATTCAAAACATACTTTGGCAGTACCTCTCCAGAAAAATATGGAGACGGATCTAATAACCCAAAATATGAGTTACCTTACGTAGCTAAATCTTATTTACAAGAGTCAAATCAATTATTCGTAACAAGAGTACTTGGATTGACTGGATATAATGCAGGTAAAACATTCGCAATAAAAACATTGGGAGGTATCTCACCGACGGGAGCAACTTGGAATGCAAGTTACAGTACGTCTGGAAGTACTACTATGTCTGCAACAACCGCAACAATTACCGGAAGTACAATATATGGTGAGTTATCAGGTAAAACTTCAACAGAAGGAGTATCAATAACAAGTTATATAGTATCAAATTTTAGTGGTTTTACAACTACAGATGATGGTAAATGGTTCACAATTGGTTTAATGCCTTCAAGTGTAACATTACCTAGTACAACATTAGAAGTGGTTTCACCTTTAACAGGTAAAGTATACAGTGAGACACCTAATAATAAAGAATGGTACAATACTTTCTTTAATTCAGGCGCAACAATAAATCAACTTTATTCATATAAATTTGTTTGGAATTCAGGAAACACTAGATTTGATGTTGTAAAATACACATTTGGTGCCGAGGTAAATACCGATTATGATAACGTATCCGTATTGACATTAAGATCAAGAGGTCGTTATGCATCAGAAATATTAACTTATGAAGTTACAGGTACCACACAAGTTTCATTGGCTGAAGTTACAGATATTGAATTAAATCCATTGGGTGAGTTTCAGATTAATGTTACAGGAGCAACCGGAGGTGCAAAATCATTCAATTGTACTTTAGATACAACATCAACAAAATATGTGAAAAAAGTGTTAGGTTCTGATGTGTTTGATAAATCATATGAAGATTTCCCTCTTTATGTTTACGAATCTTATCCTAACTTAGTTAAATCGGCTTACGAAAGAGGACTAATTAGAGGTTTAAGCACAACTAAAGTTTTTAATAATGAAGGTTCTAACTTTATCGGACAATGGTCAACATCATTATCACCAATGGTGGTTTCAGAAGTTCGCGGTGGAAAAGTTTCAGATTTATTTGAAGTAATAACAATTTCAGATGGTGAGGGTTCTAACTATCAAGTTAAAATAACAATCCAAAACATTAATTTAGATTCAGGTGAATTTGATGTTGTTGTTCGTGATTTTAACGATACCGATGACAATATGGTTGTTCTTGAAAAATATTCAAGATGTTCTATGAATCCTGATATGCCAGGTTATGTTGGTAGAAAAATAGGTACTGCTGATGGTGAGTACGAATTACGTTCAAAATATATAATGTTATCTTTATCCGATAATCATCCATCGGACGCCTTTCCAGCAGGATTTAAAGGATTTGTTAACAATAGAAACTTTAGTGGAACAACATTAGGTAGTGTTATATATAAAACTGAATATAACGAAGCTGGTGATGTAGTAACATATAATGCGGACGGTACTGAAAATATTGAGTCAGGAGATAAAGTAAAGAAAGTAATGTTAGGATTATCATCTCAAGTTGGGTTTGATAAGGATTTATTTAAATATAAAGGTACAAGTGGTACAACTGAAACTTTTGGTTTCCACTTATCTACTAACGCTACTGACATTACAGGAACAACATACCAATGTACACCTTATGATTTAGAAGGTACAACTAAGGGATTGTTAGAAAATATTGCATATCGTAAATTTACATTTGCAACATGTGGAGGTACTGATGGTTGGGATATCTATAGAACATCAAGAACAAACACTGATGGTTACATATATGGTAAAACAACATATACCAATAATAAAACAA